ATAAGTTTCATAAAATTTATAATAATCTAGAGGTGCATTAATATCATTGCCCTCATGGAAAATATTGCCGGGTGTATGCCAGTAACCTTGTGAAGTATGTCTATCTTCTCTGGTATAACTTGGGTACATGATTAATACTAAATCATCTTGATCAATTTGAAACTTATTGTGTGCTTGCGCTAATCTTATACACAATAGTTGATTACCGCCTCCAGATTTTGCAAGATTATAAAAAATACTGTTGGGGTATTGACTAGCAATAATATTTGCCCAAGTAGGCCAGGTATGTCTAGTATAACTACACCCGAAAGCAAAAATTCTTTTATAGGAATGCTTTAAATTTATCATAGACATTATTCAAATGGCCTATCATAAGATTTGGAAAATGAAAATAAGGGTATGGAATATCTTTGGTAGGCACAAACTCTTGCTCGGATAATTGCATATAGATAGGAGGAAACTTAGAAATATCAAATGCGTACTTAATTGCAAGTTTTCTGTTAGCAATTAACTTAGGATAAATTTTGAAATACATTTCTTTCCAATTATCTTTCAAACCTTGTATCCTCTTAATCTCGCTGACTAATACTTCTGCTCTTTCTTCAATATTGTACACAGTATCAAAAGTATAATCAAAAATCTCATCATAACGTTGGAAACCAAATGATTCTAAAAACATCATATAGTTTTGCGGACCTAGTGCTAGGAATGGTTTGTTAAAAAGTAGAGATAACACGCTGCTACCACTTATAGTATATAAATTTTCACCGTCACTTTCCCCAAAGACTGTCATAAAACAATCATTGTAGCAACTAGGTAAAGTTTCTCTATGAAACTTTATACCTTCAGTATTTTCTTGTTCTAGATATAATTGTCTAGGATTATCCCAATAATAAAACATGGCATCATTTGTACGCCGGAAACTTATCTTGTTATCATTTATCAAATCGTATTTTGCGAACATATCCATCAAAGCAATACGATGCCTATGCGGCTGGTTATTCATAGAAATAAACGTATGGTTATAATCCTTATAAGGTGTTATTAACTCTACATCTAAGCCTATGTTGTCATTTGCTATCTTTGTTTCTAACCTGTTGTAAAGCACAAATGAATATGTGAACCAAAATGTTGGCCAATACAATATCGTAAATCTATTGTATAATGGATCATCTATAGGTATGAGGTTTGAGTTTTTTTGACTAAGTCCTGTTATAAAATAAACAGGAATTTTTCGTGAATCTGCATAGTCACAAATGTCAATAAGTAATTGTCTGTCGCCACAAAGGCTTGTATAGTGAAATTCTGTCTCACCTAAAATAACAATACGACTAGCATGCCTTAACTTTTTGATTTGTTCAAAATGAAGTTTAGGATTGCCCCAAATTGGAATGTGACCTATCATAGTTTATTTAATAATTTGTCAGTTTCCGGCTGCACCGCTTCTGCAATACTTTCTATATTTAGAACAAACTCCACGCTTAAGATGTGATCGTCGTACTCAGCAAGTTTACGACTTACTGCTTCTTCAATCTGCTCTGGAGCGAGCCCTTGATCAAGGAACTTTTTTATATTAATAGTTTGTTGGCGCTTCCCTGCTAACTTTATAACTAATTTTTTTATAAATTCAACAGGGATTTTTTGCTTATCAACATCGTCAATAATATGTTCCCACTTCTTTAAAAAATCTGGGGACATATTATACAGTTACTTTTACTTTACTTGCCTTTTTAGTTTTAGACTTTTCAGCCTTGACTGGTTCAAGACTCGCAGCCTCTTTTAGTAAACGCTCAGCCTCTGCCATCAGTCCCTTCGCTTCAAGATTCATACGATCAGCCTGCTGGCGTAAGTTTCTTGCTATGCCTGCATCAGAAAGTGCTTCATCAGAACCCGCTGGTGGAGTTTTATCTCCGCGCATTCTACGTGCTACTTGTGCGGGATCTTGCATACCCATCTGTTTATCCATCTCAGCCAACTTCTTAACAGCCTCTTCGCCTTGCTTCATCTCATTAAGAATTTTGTTTAATTCATCTAACTTAATCTTTGTATTTGGAGCAGGGGTCATCACAACTGTTTCAGTACGAATCTTCTTTAACATACCTTCACTATGCAATTTTTGAAGGATTATAACACCATCTTTAGTATGTGTGCGATTCAAAGCATCGGCAAGATTTTCGCTATTCTGTCCGATATCACTCTCAATACACTTCATGAGTGGATCATGAATATGTTGATTTAATACTTCGGGATATGTGACTAAACACATGTGAGGCTCACCCGGTACCTCACGAAAAATTACTGCTACCTTACGATCTCCGTGTTTTCCAACGTGTCTCAAAAACATAATTATGTCTCCTATAGTTTTGTATTTAATAAAGATTTTGTTATAGATTAAATTTATGACCAGGCGATTTCGTAAAAAACAGCCTCTTGAGGATCTTCAAAATAGATCACTCCCTCTGAATCTGAAAACAAAGTCATCACAGAATTTGATATAAAGAATCTACCTGAAAGTTTTTCTAGAACCCACAATTTACTTTGTTTGGTCACTTGTGTATTTGCTTTTACAAAATGTTTTGGGCAATAATCAAGTTCTCTTTGCCCAAACCATGTGTATAAATTGATGTCGTTCATGCCATCAGATTCCTTAATACCATATATTTGTTGTAGGCATCCACTACCATTTGATCATCAGTTTTAGGTGAGGGTGCGAGGGGTATCCAAATTTCTTTGCGTGATAATTCAATATGTACGAATCCACCAAACCCATTAAATAATCGTGGCTGATGTATCTTACCATTACGGTATAGATCACTTGCTATCTCTATCACACTATCAATATCACAATCAGACAGATCATAGTTGCTACGTTGTCTAGCACCAGTATTACCATACTCATAATATGATTTTACAACACCTATCAATTGGTCTAAGTCCGGACAAGCCGTTCTAGTGATGATGACCAAAACATCATCTACACTTACTTCACCTAACGCAAGTGACTTCAAGCATCCGCCCAAACTGGTACCAACAAGCATCATACGATTACAGAATTTTTAATTTCAAAACGGTCACTATAAATTTTACGACCATTCTTGCGAATATGATTTACGATGAATTGTGGGTTATCTTCAAACATACTTTTTACATCATCCATATCTATACCATCAGTAGTAAACTGGTAGATTTCATAGTGACGCTGGCTATTAGCCCTAGCCCTTAGAATAAGTGACTGTAGTGGAATACTTGAACGATATTCTAACATTTTTTCGTCCTTCAGTATGTTCCATAATTTACGCTTTTCATAGGCATCGCGTTGAGCCATTTCGGCATCGACGTCAAATATAGATTCAAGCCCTGTGTTATCCCACATGGCAATAAAATTTTTTACGGATTTTTTGTTAGACGCCATATCAACTCTGCCTTTTCAATTTGGTCTGCTAGTGCAGGATTATCTCTACTTGCTTCTAATATATCACGCCATTCTAACCAACGATCACGGTGCTTTTTTTCCGGATCTTCACGGATTAGTTCTCTATCAGTCTCGCCACTTTTTCTACGGTAAATTGTTTTACCGCCGTCTGGACTTTCGTAAATCCAAATCTCCTCAATGCTTTTTATGATCGTCATAAAGTGCAAAAGTACCGAACGGTGGGTTCGGGTTAGGATCACCATGAATGATCCATGTCGTATCACAGTAGTTCTCATCGCCCCAACTACCGAAGGGGTAACCGTCTGTGAATACGATCAATCGTGTAGGCACGCGACCCTCTTTCTTCAAATGATCAAAGATACAAGTGAAGTCAGTACCGCCACCACCCATTAATTGATAGCCCTCAATAGTGTCAAGATTCTCACTAGTGAAAGTTTGCGGGTTATAAACTTCAGTATCAAAGCAATGCACATTGATACGATAACCATCAAACGCACTCATCATGCCAGCAATTTCAGTCAAGAATGCCTTACCTTGAGTGTCGCTAATAGAACCTGACAAGTCAATGAATACGTCAACATCAATTTCTTCACCGGGAGTCATGCCGGGCATTACTGCATCCATATGCCAACCGCGACGACTGGGCTTGATCCAACTAAAGTCAGTCTTGATAGCACTAGTCAGATTAGTCTGGATCAACTCACGCCAGGGCATGACAGGGTTAGTCATGTCTTTGATAAGACGCTCAACACCTGCGGGCAGACTACCTGCTTCAGCACTCTGAGCAGCATTGATTACAGCCTGCTTGATTTCTTGCTTGAGAGCCTCGCGCTCTTCAGCAGTCATAGTGGGACGTTTACCTTTTCCCTTCTTATCGCCCTCACCTTCACCCTCGCCCTCACCTTCACCCTCGCCATCACCGTCCATATGCTCGTCGAGCAACTGTTGAATCAGTTGGTCCATGTCAATCTTTTGAACATTCTGCATCAAGTCATCATAGATTTCTTCTGACGATTTGCCGTCATACTTTTGTTCGTACAATGCAGGGACACTAGTGATAAACTGACCGACCTTGTGACGTTTCAAGTCAGCATTGACCGCATAGTCATTTGCGATATTGAAAATTTGTGGGTCACGTTCGCCGCGACGACCCATGTGATCATACACAACGTGAAGCACCTCATGCGCAACCAAGAATTCAACTTCTTTAGGCTTGAGCAGAGTGATGAATTTACTATTGTAATAAAATTTCTTGCCGTCAGTCGCGGCAGTACCGCACCAATCGTCAGCATTAATTAGTTGAAGTCTAGTAGCGAGATTACCGAAAAACGAATGACGCAACAGTAGACCAATACGTGCTGTCACCAATCGCTCACGCGCCTGAGCATCAATTTTCGGGTCAGTCGGGCCGATAAGATTGTCAAACTTCTTATTGCGTTTAGACTTCTTAGAACCCTTAGTGCCGGGAATAACGTCACTCATACATAAACTCCGTTAGTCAATATGTATATATTATAAGATAAGTGAGAGTCAAAGTCAAGAGAAAGCCCATGATGCCCAAACCCTAGACTCTCACGTATTCGGGCTTGAGCACCATGGACCATAACGGACCTTAGTTACCAGCCTCGACGATGTACTTACCGTACTTCTTGTGGAACTCGTCAAAGTTCTTCAACTGACTGGGTTCGATGGGCAACTTGAAAGTTTTGAGTGCGACCTTAGCACCCATCACTACAAGTTCAGTCTCAAAGTTACTCATCATGTAGTTGAAGAAATTATCAGCCATAGTATGGAACTTCTTCATATCGACCTTGTTCTCAATTGCATCGCGCAATTCGTAACACATTGAAGTAGTCAAGGAATACATAGCCGAAATTTCTTTGACGTTGAGGTCCTTGACCTTACCCGACAAGATATCACTCGGGTTAGGCATCTTGCTACTCACCTTGCGGTGTGCCATAAACTTGACGGCAAGACCTTCGCCGACAGCACCAGCGACAAGATTGAACATAGTATCGTTGTCGGTGTCAGCCTCATCTTCAAGAATCTGGCTAACGAATGTCCAACTACGCGGGGTAGCGAATGCACGGCTGCTGGACTTGTTGTCAAAGTCATACAAGTCATTCTTAGCGAACGACAAGTAACCAACAACGTCAGTATGAATGCCTGCGTTCACAGCCCAGTTTTGCCATGAAGCAAAGTCTGCCCGCATCTCAAGATGCAAGAAACGATTTGCGAGGGGCATAGGCATACGATACGTCACGCCCTTATCAGATTCACGATTACCTGCCGCGACGATAACAACGTTATCGGGCAGTACATACTTACCTACACGGCGATTGAGAACCAACTGATAACCTGCTGCCTGAACAGCGGGCGGTGCAGAGTTCATCTCGTCAAGAAAGAGAACGATGACGGGATACTTGCTAGCAAGTTCAGCATCAGGTAGATCGACTGGGGGAGCCCAGTCCATGCGACCGTTATCTTTGTTGTAGTAAGGGATACCACGCAAGTCAGTGGGCTCCATTTGCGCCATGCGCAAGTCAATCATCAAGCCACCAAGTTCGTTAGTGATTTCACTCACGACCTCAGACTTGCCGATGCCGGGAGGACCCCAGAGAAACACCGGACGTTTTGCCTTGAATGCCTTGAGAAGGGCCTTGCGAGCCTGGACAGATGTAACTGTCATGTTATCAGTAATAGCCATGTGAGAGTCTCCTATAAATTAATGTCTAGTTATCTTATTTGATAACAGACCTGTTGTCAAGCCTTGAATCGCTCATACGAACGAATTGGGCTATAACGATTTGCCGAATTCTTTTCCACAACCGTGAAACCGATATTCTTGTCACGCAATGTAGTGAGTAATGTACCGAGGTCCAAATCTTCCTCAAGATAGACCGTACCACCCTTCTGATAAGAATACTCGGTGATAGTGTTGATGATGCCCAACTGATCAAGCACCTTGCGCTTGACCGCACCCCAGGCGTGACCAGGATCGCTATAAACTTTGATTTTGATAGTCATTGCATCGACTCCTATTAGGCAGCAGCTAAAATTTGATTTTGCTGACGGGTTTTGATTTGGTCCTGAATATACTTGTCAAGACCCTGTCGGGTCTGGTCGTATCCCAGGGACTTGAGTAACTTGCGAATATGGGGCAACATATAGCCCTTGCTCTCAAGAATCGTCAGGGGAGCCTCACCTGCATTCAAGCGGCTGAAGTATTCCTCGACCGTGAAATTCTTGACTAGAAACGTAATAAACGTTCCCTTGCTGACTCGGTTATACTTGAATCGGGCAACAAACTTACCTTCGTAAGTCACATATTCTGAACCGTCAAACTTGTCTTTCAAGAACCGACTCATAATCAATCTCCGTTTATCAACTATAGATATAGTGTATGCCCAAATGGACCCAAAGTCAAGCCTTTTTTATGGCGTCGTAAGTTATTGATTCTATTAGGATTTTTATTGCGTTAATCGCAGGATTAGTAACATTTTCTCGCAATAGTCTATGGAATTAGCCAAATCTTCTCTGGGCTTGTTGGCTAAATAGGGCTTATGTAACTGTCTAGCACGTACTTCGGCACTGCCCAGTACACCCACAAGTTTCTCAGCATTTTTTATCAGTTTACGTAAATCTTTACTGTAGTTGAGTTGACGCGCTTGGTAGGTAAGATCATCAATAATCTTACTTGCCTCTACAGCAGTTGTGAATTTTATTTCACTCAAGTCCCATGTCCTTGCGTATTTTGGTTGCGCTGATTGAATGTATTGCATCGTCAAAGACCTCTTGCTCAATCTTGTAACCTACATCACGCCCATATGTAATGTTGACGATATTTGGAACGACAACAATTTCATATTGACCTTGATATTTTGGATCTAAGTCTCTACGAATATAATCTTTTACTTGTTCAATTGCAAATGGGTTTGACCCATTCCATCCCTGACAGTCACGTATCATAATGCATACTTGACCTGTCTTTGCCAATGCACGTTCAAACAATGCACGATGCCCTACATGCCATGGCTGCCAGCGACCTAACATCTGTACAGTTTCTTTTTGATAATCAAATACAGGTCTGCGTTGATTCTTTAATATATAGTTAGCAACATAAGGTGCCCATAACTCTGCATTCTGTTCAGTAATACGGAAGTCATAAACTGTAGGAGGAACAAATAATTTATTAGTATCTTCAAATCTTCCCTTCTCAATTGTATCAATCCATACTGTCCAATCTGCTTTATAGTTATTACGCATCTCAACTAGTGGAGCCACAAAATCACAAATTACATAATCACATTCAGATGATTCTGCTAAATCATACATCCTATGTGATTGTCTTATACGACCTTCATGACTGAAATCCCAGTCATTGAATTGCTTACGTACATCATCAGCATTAAACCAATCAACAGTAACTCCTATGATTGATTCTAACTCTTTTTTAAGGTGATTGGTAAAATATGTTTTACCACTACCCGGTAATCCCATTACTAAAATTTTAGTTGTCATAATTTTCCATTTGTTTTTGCGGTAGGCGGAATTCCTGCTCTACTTGTTTTGAATTTAAATGCTTTAGCATTGCTTAAAATACTATCTGGTTTTACATCTACTGTAAGTGCTGTCTTAAATCGCGGATCGTTCTTTTCTTTTTCGCTAGGTATATAGCCGCTTGCTTCTTTTACTTTTTTACCTTGAACACTTGTAGTTTTCTCTGGCTCCGGCGCACTTGCTTTCTTAGCCTGAGGCATAAACTTGTTTATTGACTTTAGTGTGAGAGGTCCTAACACTCCATCAACATCAAGATTAGCATCATATTTTTTGTTTAGAAACTTTTGTATTTTACGCACTGCATCTTCTTTAGACTCCATCAATGGGCTTTCGCCTTTATAGTCGCGTAATACACCTTTGCCGTCCCACTTAGCACAGCACATGCGCTCAGTCACCCAATCATTGATATCTTTGTGGTAGCAAAACCCTTTTACTTTTACAGTATCTTTACCAGGCAATGTGACTAGATCAACACGCTTGCTCATAGCGATATATTCTTTATTAGGTGGTTTCAATCCACCATACTTGTTTAGTTCATCTTTACCTACAGGTTTTTCGCTATCTTTTTTCCACCATACGCAATTCTTGCAATTGGTGCCTTCAATAAACTTCACGCTTTCTTTTACATTATAAGTTGGATCATAATCTTCCAAACTTAATTCTTTGCTGTGTAATTCATTTTTGTAATCGTAAAGTTTTTGAATATAACCTAATTTACGTAGTGCTTTATAAGATAAATTTTCCGGTCCAAACTCACCCGTACTTTGTAATCCTGCCTTTCTATATCTTTTTAATACGTCTAGGACCTTTTCAACTTTTTCTAAACTATTTGACTTCAACGCGAGTTCTATCATCGTGCCTAACTTTTCGTATTTGGCTCTTGTTTCATTTTGATCAAAATTTGCTTTTTTCTTTTTAGGAATTCTTATCCAATCATCATTTACTATACTATATTCACCAAGGCTTACATGAGGTTGATTGCTATCTTGCACGTATAATTCTACCGGGACTCCATGTACAGAAATGTCATGTTCGTCATTATATAAATTCTTTTTAGCAGTAAACAGTTCTTGGTAAATTTCGTCATCTGGAAGTTTATTGAAATCAACCAATATGTGCAAATCTAAGTCGCTGTATGGCGTATAACTATAAGCAGCATTACTTCCTGATATCGTGATATCTTGAATTTTAGGTATTGCTACTCCTAATTCTAGTATAAAGTCATTCGCTATTTTTAATAACTGCTTTTTTACTTCTGGTTTAAGTTTATTATTTTCCCACAAGTTTGGATTCAGTTCATTATGAAATTTGACTGCATCAGATAATTTAAAATCTTCTAACTCACTAATATCCATAAATGTATTTAGTTAGAGTTTTTCAAAGGTTAGATGCAATCTGGGGGACGCTCCGGCATTGACAAAAGTATGCATTCTGCCATTGTTTACGACATAGACCGACCCGTCTGCGGGCATAGAAAATGCTCTATGGTCGTATACAAAGTGACAGCCAGGATTAGTTATTAGAGGTATATGTAGACAAATCTCGCCTGCGTCATTATGCCAATTGTAACATGTATTAGGCATCACAAATCTATATGTCACACTATCAAATTCTAAATGTTCTTTTAGTTGGTTTATCACAGAAAGTGTGTATTCAACCTTGTTTAAATCCTCTGATTCTTTATTATTTAAAATCAAATGAAATTTCTTCTGAACTAGCACAGCATTACCGTGATTAGTAACGTCAATTATCCTATCCTTAAATAATTCAAATTCTAATAATAACTTATTAACATTTACAAATGTTTTATCAAGCCTGTCTATAAAGTGAACTTTCATCCAGATATTTATAACGATAAAAAGGTAGGGACAAAAGTCCCCACCTGACTATTGGTTAATAAGGTCGTCAACCCCATCTAACTGCCCTTAGGCTGCTAGAGCAAATGTTTCATCATTTGCGTTTACTTTGATTTACGCTGATTACGTCAGTCGTCTTTCGGACTGTCTGCTTGGGTACTACTTGCCCTGTCGAAACTGTTCATCCCCTTTGTGTTTTCCATTGGGGGAAGATCCCAACCTACTATTCTACTCCACTCACGCTCTGTAAAAAACAGATTGCGAGGTTCATCAATCAATCTATTGGTGGAGATGGCGGGATTCGCACCCGCGTCCAAAGCATCTTTCTCCTCACTTCCTACAGTCATATCAATAAACTAATCCGTACGCTATACACCAGACTTCTAGTGCTAATCTATAGAGCAGATGGGACAAAATATATGCCCCAACTGCCGCAATAGAAACTTTCAATAATGTTTCTGTGCTATCCATATAGGTATTTATTCGCCCTTGCTAACAAACTCGTTTAGTTTTTTCGCTTCGGCAATAATATCTTCTGATGTGGGTGCTGTAGGCATTTCTGGAAATGGTGCATAAGGATTTGCATCCCGTTGTGCGTTCCACTCTAGTTCCTTATTTGACCTTGCGTAAAAGTATGGCTCAAAGAGACTTTCTTTAGCCAGTCTTAGTAGATCCAGACGGATCTCGTATGGTGTTTTGCTCATAATTACCTCCTGTGTGTATGTGTGTGTTTTTTATAAGCAGTAGTATATATCAAATATCATAGTGATTATTATTTTTTCTGAACACCCAAATTGGCTCTACAAATATACTATTCTTATCTGCCTCTACAATAGCATGTGGCCTAGCCTGCATACGCATACCGATCTTACCTAGATAGTATGCATTTTGGTAAGTCAATATGTCATCAACCATGTCATCACATAAGTTTAAACGTGTGCCCTTTGCGATTCTAGGTTCAATGATATTGATCATCATATAAGCATTGTCAGATAGTGTGTCCCATACCATGCGATTGACTTTGAAAAAGAAGTCATGTTTCCAACTATCAAATGTCTGATATCGTATATAACTTTGTGTGCTGCTATGATTAGCCGCATATCGTTCTGTCTCATAGTAGGGAGGGCTTGTAAAATAAAAGTCAAATGTGTTTTCGTGCTTACTCCAATCAACATCTTCGCTAGGCAAATTATAAATGATTACCTTTTTTGTGCCTAATACAATAAAATGATCGCCCTTGTCTTGTAGTACAGCACTATCACAGCCCAACATGTTTTCATATTCTAAGCACTGGTCTTTGTACGTCTCATAGACTTCAGGATTGGGATCACATCCAACATACAGTTCTGTATGTGACGTAGCATAGAAGCCTGCTAATCTATCACCCCAACCACAACTAGTATCTAATACTTTATGTGCCTTATGTTTCTCATATAATGCTTTCGCAACAGTAGGTTTAAATTGTGTTGCTGTATAGGTTCCTATACGAAAGGCGCTGCGAAATGTACTATTATCAATATCACTATTACCTAATGCGCCCAATCGCCAGAAGTGCCAATTCATACGTGACAACTTTGTTTTGTCATGCCATATATCATATGGGCTATCAACAAGATTGCTACCACACTTCATGCGATTAAGTTGTTGAAAATAATTACTTACGCTATTGTATGCGTGAGACTTATCAATCACACCTAACGGGTTCTGGTTATACTTATATTTGTAATCAAACTTTTCTAAAACATTTTGTACATTCTTATAATGTCCCATCATTGATGTTTTAGTAAATTTCGTGAATAGACGATTTAAATCATCATACGATATTTTTTTAGTAGGAAATGGAATATTATTAGAAATTATATATTCAGCAAGACTATCTTTTATGCTGTCCTTATCATATTGTTTGATAAGATTCTTCCATTCTCTATTAGGAATAAAGGGTATTCCACGACTATCACCGTGATATTCAAAATACTTGATCAAATCATGATTAACCATCTAGATATTATATATTGTCAACACTCTACTGTCAATAAATATCCTTATGCGATCTGTCATAAGATATGGAAAATGGTATACTTGCGATCCGCAAGACATGGGTAATTATGAACTTGAATGGTTGCATAACTTATGGATAGAAATTGCTAAGACAAGCGAATTTCCTAAAAATTATGTTATCAATTTGACTTGGGAAAGCGTCAATGAAGATCAACATGAATACGACATTTATGCTGAAATTGAAAATCCAAGACTTTGTAAATTTTGGTTCGTAAGTTGTGTTGATCCATTGGAAGAAAAATTTTATCAAAAATTTATAGACAAAGGCTTTACAGTGTCTACTGTTGGATTCAGTCCAGAACACTGGAGTAGCTGGTATCCTTATTGGGTCTACCAATATAATAAAGATGTTGTTGCTAAGTTAGATGAGAATATAAAATACATTTATCTAAGTTATAATAGAAAACCACATTTGCATAGATATAATCTAGTCAAGAGCCTTATAGAAAATAACTTGCATGATGTGGGACATGTCACATACCAGCATGGTGTATTTCCAGAAATTGATATGGCTACTGGTAACACTGAAACAGATTATTGGGATAAGATAATTATACAACAATCTTATAACTACAAAGGTAACCCAGATTTAAGATATTCAAGACCAGAAGATGCAACATCATTAGGCAATTTAGACATTTGGAATAGTGCGTATTTGAATATAATTAGCGAGACAACTGATACAAATCCATATCACATTACAGAAAAAACCTATAAGCCTATAATAGGTCTTAGACCTTTCATTATAAATGGTCATTCCAATCTTTATAATATCTTAAAGAAAATGGGATTTTATACTACGGTAGACTTTTTTAATGACTTGAACTTAGAAAACGGTTCTATAGAATCTATCATTAGATTAGTGTCATATTTAAAAACATTAAATAAAACAGAATTGTACAATCTCTATGAAAAACAATTACCTTTATTGTTAGCGAATAGACAACGTTTAAAAGAGATTTGTGATCTAGATAGAACTAAAATTTTATATTGGCCCCAGGGTAAAAAAATCGTGCAAGCAGTATTTGTATTAGGAAACATTTATTCAAGTAATCCACAAGAGATACGTAGATATGAGACATCTTGGATTGAAAATCTAAAAAATGAAATCTCTATTAAAAGTATTTATCCATATAATTTTTTAATAAATCTAACGTGGTTTCCACACAAGGGAGGGCTAGAATATATACAGATGATACTGTCAAAT